AGGTGTTCTGTGGTTGAGTTCTCGATCAAAGGTCAAGAGAAGGCATCGATTCAAGTCTCTTTCTTCGAGAGGATTGTGGGGATTCTTGAGGGGGAAGGTATTGAATTTGACAAGAAGGTTCTCCTTCAACTCATTAACAAACATTTTCCAGATTGGAGGAGGGTTCTAAATGAGTTGCAAAGATATAGTGTTGGTGGTACAATAGATTCAGCGATACTTGTAGAATTTTCAGATGTCAAGGTTGACGACCTCATTAAAACGCTTCGTGCGAAGGATTTTCCTGGAGTCAGGAAGTGGGTTGTTTCTAATCTGGATAATGATACTTCTGTACTTCTTCGCCGTCTTTATGATGGTCTTTGTCAGACCCTTGACGGTCCTAGCATTGCTGCTGCTGTTCTCATTATTGCTAAGTATCAGTATCAGATCGCTTTTGTGGCCGACCAAGAAATAAATTTAATTGCTTGCTTAACTGAAATCATGGTGGAGTGTGAATTTAGATGACTGTGTTACCTGGTATGTCAGAAGACATTTGGTTTGATGGAGAGGAATGGAAGAATGCTGTCTTTAGAGAGCATAATGGTAATATGGTAACACTACCTGAACATTTTTTTTCTAGGAGTGGTAGATTTGCTAGTACCGAATCAGGAAAATTCAGAATATCAAAAGCTAAACAAACAGATTATGTTTTAGGTACAAGAGCAGTAAATGATAGTGAGTTTATACTATCAGGGAAGAAAAACGAAGGTAATGGACCAGAAGGTACTGGGAAGTATTATCTAAAATCAACAGCTTATCCTGTTAGAGTTGATAAGAGACTTCTTACCTTTCCTTATCATATAACACCAGGAGAGGCAAAAAAACAATTTCCTAAGGCATCATTTCTGGTCAGGGGTCATATAGGAATGATGAATACTTGGAAACCGATTGATAAATATCCCCCAAAAGAATTAGCAGATGATTGGGATGATGCTCCTGAGTCCTTTAAAAGATGGGTAAGACTTAGTGCAATTGTAGATCATACTAAAACATTACCTGATGGAAGAGGAGATACTTCTTGTAATGATATAGACCATCTTGAGTGGAGTAGAAATGGTGATAATAATTACTGGGTAAAGAAAGCTATAAAAGAAGGAAGGTATGACCCTAATGTCACTAAATGATTACATCGATAAACCTAAAAAGGAATGGGGTGATAAGGAATGGTTACAACATGCACATGTTATGGTACACTCTCCTTGGATCTCTGATGCTGATAGAGAGTATTGGCGTGACAAAATTAATGATCTAACATGAAAGCATTAAAAACTCCTCTCCGTTATCCTGGTGGTAAGTCTCGTGCCATTACAAAGATGGCTCAGTTCTTACCTGATATGTCTAAGTATAGTGAGTATAGAGAACCATTTTTAGGTGGTGGATCTGTAGCATTGTATATGACTAAGATGTATCCACATCTTACGATATGGGTCAACGATTTGTATGTACCCCTATATAACTTTTGGAAAGAATTACAGCATAATGGTCAAGGATTGCAAGACCAGATTTGGTCTTTAAAAAATAAGCATCCTGATCGTGATAGTGCTAAAGAACTTTTTAAAAAAAGTAGAGAAGACATTAACAATGAAACACTATCCAATACAGACCGTGCAAGTGCTTTTTATATTTGTAATAAGTGTAGCTTTTCTGGTCTCACTGAGTCCTCCTCCTTCTCACCTCAGGCAAGTGAATCCAATTTTTCGTACAGGGGAATTGAAAAATTAACTGGGTATCAACAGATAATAGAGAATTGGATTATAACTAGTCATTCTTATGAAAGACTTATGACAAAGGATTGGGATAGGAAAGGTCACTTCATGTATCTTGATCCTCCTTATGATATAAAGCAGAACTTATATGGTAAGTCTGGTAATATGCATAAAGGATTTGATCATGATAAATTTTCTGAAGAGTGTGATAGATATCCATCACATCAGATGGTATCTTATAACAGTAGTCAGTTAGTAAGAGATCGGTTTGCCGATTGGAAAGCTGCTGAGTATGACCATACATATACAATGCGATCTGTTGGTGACTATATGTCAGATCAACAAGTTCGTAAAGAACTTCTATTATTAAATTATGAAGATACTAGGTCTGCATAGTGCTATAGAGTGGGAAGGTAATTCTCCTGATATGATGTCTAGGATCCATGATTCTGGTGCATCGTTGTTTGTTGATGGAGAACATATTAGGAGTATAGATGAGTCAAGGTGTAATAGAAATAAACATGAGGGTAACTATCCAAAGAATGCTATAGATTATTGTTTAGATGGTATATGTTTTAAAGAGGATATTGATATTGTTGCATACTCTCCAACAGCAGTTCATCTATGTAATAAAGATACTGCTTCTGGTGATGTAGGAAGATATCTCAAATATAGATTTCCTAATGCTCAGATCTGGTATGTGGGACATCACTTATGTCATGCAGCATCTACTGTATTTACTGCACCATTTAACAGTGGTAGTTTCTTTACTCTGGATGGTATGGGTAGTGTTAGATGGGATTTTGCAGACTCATCTACTAAAGGATATGAGAATAATAGTATAGGTTATTTTGATAAGGATAAAAGAATTTTTAAATCCCATACATTAAACTCTGGACCAGGTGAGAATTCATTTGGTGATTTTTACATGGAGATGGCAGTACAGATATACAACCTTAAGAAGACAGTACTCAAAGAGAATGGTAAAGGGGATAAGTTAATCTATCATTATAATACCATTGAGGATTATCAGGATGTAATGGAGTTTAGTCCTGAAGGTAAGGTGATGGGACTATCTGCTTATGGCAGTGTTCCTGAAGATGTACCAGCACCATATACTTTCTCTAGAGAGTTTCCACTCACTACAATGGATATTAATAGGTATGATTTCCAGCAACCGTGGATAAATTTCTATGACTACAGCAAGATATTTAAAGCATTGGATGGACATACTGCTGATGATATAGCAGCATATACACAGAAACATTTTGAAGATGCTATAGTTAAATTGGTTACTGCTTTAAGAGAAGAGTATTTGGAAGAGGATACTTGTCTTGCTGGTGGGTGTTTTTTAAATGTATGTGCCAACAGTCTTCTTAAACCATTGTTTAATAACTTACACATACCACCATATCCAAACGATTCTGGTGTTCATTTTGGAGCAGCAGCATGGGCTTCTTATAGGTGTCAAGAGACTATTGTATTACCAACTAATCTAGCATTACTTGGTAAGTCATATGATGATTATGTACCAGAGGATGCAGAGCATTATGAAGATTTTGATATGCTATGTGAAGTAGTTGCTAGACTTATCGATGAGAATAAAATTATTGGATGGTTCCAAGGTAGATCAGAACATGGTCCTCGTGCTCTTGGATCTAGATCTATTCTTATGAGTCCTAGTAGAAAGGAGAATAAAGATATAATTAATAGTAGAGTAAAACATCGTGAATACTGGAGACCTTTTGCAGGTGTTACTTTAGAGGATCGTGGTTATGATTCACCTTATATGCTTTATGCTCAAGATGTTTTAACTGATGACATACCTGCTATTACCCATGAGGATAATACATGTAGGATGCAAACAGTTAATGATGAGTTGAACCCAAGACTTTGTACTCTACTTCGTAAGTTTGAGAACCCTGTTCTTTTGAATACATCTTTTAATGATAATGGTGAACCTATTGTAGAAACTCCAGAAGATGCTATAGAAGCATTTAATAAAATGGATTTAGATTACTTAGTAATTAACAATTATTTACTATGCAAATAGTTATTGTAGGTGGTGGTACTGCAGGATGGTTAACTGCTGCTGCTTTAAAACATCAAACAGATCATAAGGTTACTCTTATTGATAAAGGTACAGATGATTCTGTTGGAGTGGGTGAAGCAACTCTATTAGGATTTAGAGAATTTCTTACACATGCATGTGGGTTTAATGAAAGAGATTTCTATTCATCTATTGATGCTTCTTTAAAAGCAGGTATCTTATTTCCTGACTGGGGTAAGAAGGGTGATGAGATATGGCATCCATTTTCATTTGAAGATGTATGTGATTTTCCTTTTAGTGATATATGGTCTCTCTATAAGAAGGGTGACATTAAAGATCTAATGGATTTCTATACCATCTCTAAAAATAATCAGGTTGCTGTAGATTATATTGATAGTGCTTATGCTCTTCATTTTGACTGTAAGAAGTTGGTTGAATTTATAAAAAGTAATATTGATATTGAATTTATTCAGTCAGAAGTAGCAGGTGTTGATAGGAAAAAGAAGAATATTAAAACTCTTTTGCTAGAACAAGGTGATATTATAAGGGGTGATTTATTCATAGATTGTAGTGGACATAGAACAGTTCTTAGAGAGGAGGAGGATGGTGATAAAGTATTTTGTGATTGGCGTTTGTTTACTAATACTGCTGTTGCAGCACATGTACCTTACGAAAATAAAGATGTAGAGTTTCATCCATATGTTGAGTGTCCTGCTGTAGAACATGGATGGATATGGAAGATACCTCTTGGTAGTTCTATTGGAACTGGACTAGTTTTTAATAGAGATATTACTGACATAGATGAAGCAAAGAAATATCTATCAGAGTATTATAATAATAGAATTAAACCAGATGATATGAAGGTACTTAAATGGAGACCTTATTATGAATCAGAACAATGGTATGGTAATACAGTTAATATTGGATTGTCTGCTGGATTCATTGAACCTTTAGAGAGTACAGGTATTGCACTTATAATTCATAGTATCAATTCTCTAATCCCTAAGTTGGGTACTGATCAACAAGAAGCACATAATATGGAGATGGAGAAGTGTTGGGAACAAGCAATAGATTTTGTTAGAATGCATTATGCTAAGTCTGATATAGATTCTAAGTTCTGGAAGTTTGTTAGGTTCCATTATTCTGACTCAGAATTAATGAAACTCCATTTAGAAAATATGGATTCCCAGAATCCATCTATGAAAGCTGCTGAGTTCATTGGTACTCAGAACTGGATACACTGGTTGATACAATTAGGGTATCCTATACAACCTAAGAAATATGTTGGTATGTCGTGGACTATGAATAATAGGCGGTATTGGTCAATTGATGATATAATAAAGGTATCGAAGGGTAGAACCATTAAAACTCTTCCTCATATATTATGGAACTCAAGCATTGGTTAAACTCAATCAATTTTAATAAAGAGAATCTTCTTGAGGAAGATCCTACTTTAAAGTATCCAGCATTTATTGTGAACAAGTGTTTGTCTGGATCTATTGATAGTATTATGTTTGCTAATGAGATGAATAAGTCTCATCATTTAGATCTTAAGCTCCAGTATGAGTTCCTTTTAAATTCTTTAAGAAAGAAGAGAAGGTTTGCTCCTTGGTTGAAGAAGGATAAAGTTGAGGATCTAGATGCAGTTAAGAAGTACTATGGATATAGTAATGAGAAAGCACAACAAGCAATGAGAATTCTTACGAAGGAACAGATTAAATATATTAAACAGAAACTTAATACTGGAGGGAGGATGTGAAGATACTTAGTATAGATTTAGATTTCATATCTGGACCAGCAATTAATTCACTTCAAGATTTTGATACTGATACAGCAGAACCTTGGTTTAATCCTAGGATGAAGTGGGAGAATATATTTGAAGCAGATTCACAACAGGCAAAATCAAATACTAAGTTTAGTATTCAGAACTTTCAGTTCTGTCTTAAGACCTTTATAAGAGCCTTAAAGCATTGTGATGATGTTCATTTTGCATATGACCATGATGGAATCCTTTATGGTCTAGAAGGTCATACTGATATAGAAGTTATTAACATAGATCATCATAGTGATATTCTAAGTAATAGTGAAGCATTTGGTAATGAGAAAAAGTATTGTGCTGATGGATATGTGACCGAAGGTAATTGGGGATATTATTTACAGAGTCAGGGTAGGTTGAAGTCTTGGACTTGGATAGTTAATCCTTTTTCTGAGGAGTACCTTGATTATAAGCAAGGAGAGGTGTTGTTAAATAATTTCTCTCATGCTACAATAGACCAGTATAAGTTTGAGGACTATAAGTTTGATCAGGTATTTGTATGCCTATCTCCTGATTATATTCCACCATACCATTGGCATTTCTTAGGAACATTCCTTACAGTGTATGAGGAGATGACAGGTAATAAGGTAGATCTAGATAAGCTTCATAAGAAATATGAGTATAAAGTTTTATACAAATCAATTACAGATTACATTCTTCCTAAATAATTTGACGACAATTGAATTGAAACAATGAGTGTAGTGACTGAGCCGACCGTTGATTGGTCGCCCGACCAGATGGTCGAAGTATCATTAGGTGAACCAGATGATTTCCTAAAGGTAAGAGAAACGCTAACCCGTATAGGTGTGGCATCCCGTAAAGAGAAGAAATTATATCAGTCATGTCATATCCTACATAAGCAGGG